GCCATGGTGCTGAAAGAGCTGTACGCGCAGCGCGAGGCGACAAAGCAGGTGATCTACGAGATCACCGGGATTGCCGACATCATGCGGGCCTCGAGCGACCCGGCCGAGACGTTCGGCGCGCAGAAGATCAAGACGCAGTGGGGCACGCAGCGACTGCAGCGCCTGCAGCGCGAGGTCCAGCGCTACATTCGCGACATTGTGCGGATCAAGGCTGAGATCATCAGCGAAAAGTTCCAGCCCGAGACGCTGGAGAAAATGACGCTGGTCAACATGCCGCACGACGCGGACGTGAGGGCCGAGCTGCAGCAGCAACTCCAGCAGTGGCAGCAGGCCGCCATGCAGGCCGCGCAGCAGGGACAGCCGCCGCCGGCGCCCCCGCCGCCGCCGCAGGTGGTGACGTGGGAAACCTGCATCGAAACGATGCGCAACGACGCCGCGCGCACTTACCACATCGACATTGAAACGGACTCGACGCTATCGGCTTCGCAAGACGAGGACGTGACCGGCATTGCCCAGCTTATGCAGGGCGTGACGCAGCTGATGCAGGGTCTCGCGCCGATTGTGCAGGCCGGCGTGATGCCGATTGAAGCGGTGCGGGAACTGGTGCTGGCCGCTGTGCGCCGGGCGCGAATGGGCTCGGCCGTCGAGGACGCCCTGACCAAGATGCAGGCGCCGCCGCCGCCCAGTCAGGACAACACCGAAGCGCAGAAACTGCAGATGCAGGCCCAGCAGCACGCCGCCGAACTGCAGGCCACCGCACAGCTCGAGCAAATGAAAGCGCAGCTGCAGGTGGAGACCGAGCGTGCGAAACAACAGGCGCAGGCCGAGCAAGCGGCGCAGGAAAACGAACTGCAGGCGCAGCGCGAGTTGCAGAAGCAGCAGCTGCAGGCCGAGGTCGAGCAGCGGAAAGCCGAATTGGACGCCATGGCCACGCAACAGCAGATGGAGTTTGAGCGATGGAAATCGGAGCTCGAGGCGTCGACGCGGATCGTGATAGCCGAGATTGGCGCGGGCGCGCGCGGCGATGGAACGACAGAGCCGATGCGTCCGACGACCAGCTATCTGGGCTCGATGGTGGGCGACGCCGTGAAGGCTGCGAATGCCGAGGTTGTCGGTGCGCTGGGCCAGCAAATGGCGCTACAGGCGGAGCAGAACGCCGCCAGCGTCGCCGCGATGATTGAAGGCCTGAGCAGGCTGGTTGAGGGCATGAATCGTCCGAAGCGCATTGTGCGCGGCCCCGACGGGCGAGCGCTGGGGGTTGAGTAGTGGCCGATAACGTAGGGTACACGCCAGGCACAGGCGCAATCGTAGCCGCCGACGACATTGGCGGCGTGCTGCACCAGCGCGTCAAGCTTGCGCTCGGCGTTGACGGCACCAACGACGGTGACCTGTCGGCCACCAACCCAATGCCGGTGACTGGTAGCGTTGCCGTGACGACTGCGGCGCCGCTCGAGGTCACGGCCAGCACGCCGCTCGATGTCGACGTGACCAATGTGGTTGAGGCGACGATTCCAAACGGCGAATTGATCGAGGCCCTCGAGGCCATGCGCATGGCGGTGCATTCGCTGACGCGCTCCATTGGCCAAACCATGCCAGACGTCGCCGGCAGAATGCGCGTGGCACTTGACGCTATTTCCGCGTCGCTGACGCTGGCCACGGTCACGACAGTGGGAACCGTCACAACGTGCGGAACGTTGACCAACCAGACGCAGTTAGGTGGCAACCCGGCCTTTGAACAAATTCCGGCGCTGATGCGCCTCGGTGCGGACAGCCTGCGCCGAAACATTGTGGTGAGCTAATGGCAACGACTAACGGAAATCGCCCGATTCTCGACCTCAAGCGGTGGGAGTTTTGTTCTCCGGCGCCGATCGCGACCGCAGCGGGATCGTTTATTGCCAGCAGCCGCCACTATCGGCAGCGGCAGTTGTATGTAGTCAATGCCACCACGCATTACATTTACGACCCTGCCGAGGACGCTTGGGCGCAGATTCCGTCTGGCGCGCTGGCCGGCACGTTTGCCGTTGGCGCTTGCGGCACCGCCACTGCGGTTGGACCGTCCGGCACCGCGACGGCAGGGACGACGAGCACGCTCACGACCAACCTGACGCTTGCGCAAGATCTGCGGGGGTACTCGATCCATATCACTGGCGGCCCAAATGCCGGGGTTACGACGCCAATCCTGTCAAACACGACAGGGACTAATTCTGTAATTACCGTTGCCACGCAGGCGTCGGCATTTACGGCATCGTCGACCTACCGGCTGTTGACGCCGCGCTGGTATGTATTGAATGCCATAACGGCATCCGGAACGACCACGGCCAACGTCTTCAAATACTACGATCTGGCCACCAACACCTGGGCGGCGGCCGAAACTGGCGCAACGGACGGGGTCGCCCCCGCCGCCGTCATTGGCACCGACAGCAAACTGATTGCCACGCCGTCATGGCAGGGATCGAGCTACAAATCCTTTGCGACCGGCACCGCCACGGCAGGCGGTGCGTCCACGCTGACGAACTCCGCAAAAACGTGGACGGCCAACCAGTGGACGAATTCGCAGGTGCGCATTGTCAGCGGAACCGGCGCAGGCCAGATCCGCACTATTGCGTCGAACACCGCCACCGTGCTGACGACCTCTACCGCGTGGAGCACGGCCCCAGACGCCACCTCGGTGTACAGCATCGAGGGCAATGACGATTTCATTTACTACATGGGCAGCAACGCCGTCACGCTGTATCGATACAGCATTTCAGCTGGCACATGGACAACCCTAAGCCCCGGCGTTGCTCGAGCTGCTGCGCCCGGCGCCGGCATGTCGGGCCACTGGATTTGGGAAACGACCGACGCCGCATGGAACGATGAGTCGGCAATTCAGTCTGGCCGTTATATTTATTCGTTTCGTGGCGCTGCTGGCGCGGTTCTCGACCGATACGATATTGCCGGCAACACATGGAGCAACGCCCTAGCCTACGCGCCCGCGACCGAGACGTTCACGACCGGCACGAAATGGGCGTATCGACAGAACTTTCTATACGCGCAAAAAGACGCCACAGGTCGATGGCTGAAACACAACATTGTGACCGGCGAGCAAGGCGGCTGGTCTGTTATGACCTACACACAGGGTGCAGCCATTGCCGGCGACACCTCGTTTGATGTGAGTTACACCGACGGGGCCACCAACATTGGTTACGTCTACATGGTCCTGAACACCAGCACTGTAATGCTGCGCTGTATGGTGATCGAATGAACGCCGCCGACCTGATCGAACAGGCTCAGCGATGGTTGGCGCGCCAGACCCAGTTGCGGGCCGAGGCGGAACGGTTAGGCGACGCAGTGGCCCTCGCGGCCATTGACGCCGAAATTGCGGAGGCCGAGTCCACGATTGCGCAGTTGCAAACGCTGGAATAACCCATGTTGTTGACGCTGCTCCAGAGCGTAACGACTCCGGTGCCGCCAGTCGTTGTCCCGACCAAGGTCGGCGGTGACGATGTCCCGCGAATTGAAATTTGGGAAACCAGACAGGCCAGGCGCAAGGCGCGCAAGGTTCTTGAAGCGATTGAGGTTCTGCGCGAGGAGTTACCGCAGGACGTCGAGGTTGAGGCGCTGCCGCCCATTCCGATTCGGGTTGACAGCCCGGACTGGTCGGCCTACCTGCGCCAACTCAACAACATTGAGCAGCAGCTGCGCATGGTTCGCGAGCGACTGGCGGAACAGGACGACGAAGAGGTTTTGTTGTTGCTATGAGAACCCGGTACATACAGCACCCCGAGACGGGCGAACTGATTCTGGCGCACGAATACCGCGCCCCGCACCGCCCGACGTATTACGTCATGCCCGACCTGCCCGACTATGAAAGCCCGATAGACGGGCGCGTGGTGCATGGCCGCGCTGGCCGACGTGAAGACCTGCGCCGCAGCGGCTGCCGTCCCTACGAGGGGCGCGAGGCGGAGCAGAAAGAAGCATCCCGCATTCGGCGCAACGACGAGCTGGCCCGCGATCGGGCAATAGAGCGCACCGCGCAGTCGGTGTGGGCAAACCTTTCCCCTGAGAAAAAGCGCGCCGCACTGCGCGCCTTGTGAGGTAGCAAATGGCTTTCACCGAAGCGCAGTTGATTGCACAGGCCGATCCGAACGGCACTGCCCGAACGGTTGTGTTTGAGAACTTTATCCCGGTGGGCACCACCCTGACGGACGTGTACGCCGTGGGCGTGATTGCGCCCTACGCCGGCCGCAGCCGCTGGGTGCAGGTGGCCCAGTCGAACACGCCAGCGCAGGCCTGGGCAGTCATTCAGGCCGCCCTGCAGTAACCGACCGCATTCCGTAACCGAGCCCGCCTAGTGCGGGCTTTTTCATTTCTGGCCCGCCCTGAGCGGGCTTTTTTGTGGCCGAGGTAAACATGCTCGAAAACGAAGGCGCAACCGCCGACGTCGAAGAGGTTGTCGAAGAAAAGAGCATCGACGACACCATTCGCGAAACCCTGCAAAGCCTGCGCGAGCGAGGCATGGAGCCGGCAGGCGACATTGGGGAAGACGTCCCGGACGCGCCACCCGACACGCCGCGAGACGCGCAGGGCAAATTTGCCAAGGCGCCAGAAACGGAAACGACGCCGGAAACGCCGGTGCGGGCCGCGCCGAACACATGGCGCAAAGAGGTGGCCGAGAAATGGGGCACGCTGCCGCCCGAAGTGCAGGCCGAAGTCGAGCGCCGCGAAGCCGACTTCCACAAAGGAATTGAGCAGTACCGGCAGGCCGCGCAGTTCCAGCAGGACTTTGGGCGCGCCATTCAGCCCTTTGAGGCGACGCTGCGCTCGACGGGCCTCGACCCTGTGGGCGCGGTCACCCAGTTAATGGCGACCGACCACCTGCTGCGCTACGGCCAGCCGCAGGAAAAACTGGCCAAGCTCCAGCAAATGGCTAAGTACTACAACGTCGACTTAGGGCAAGTCGGCACTTACGAACCGCAGGCTGTCGACCCGCAGGTCGCGCAGCTCCAGCAGCAGGTGCAACAGCTTTCGAGCTACCTGCAGCAGCAACAGCTTCAGGGTCAGCAGGCAGAGCAGTATTCGCTCAACAGCGAGATCGCTGCGTTCGCCGCTGATCCTAACCATGGGCATTTCGAGCAAGTCCGAGAGCACATGGCCGCGCTTCTACAAGCCGGCCTCGCCAAAGACCTGCACGAGGCCTATGCGCAGGCCGTCTACGCCAACCCCACCACGCGCGCCGCTGTTTCACAGCAGGAGGCTCGCGCCGCTCGTGAGGAAGCAGCGAAGAAGGCGCAAGTCGCGAGGCAGGCCGCGAGCGTGAATGTGCGCAGCCGCCCGGCCCTCCCGACGGACGTCCCGGCAGGGCAGTCCATGGACGAAACAATCCGCGCCGCGTACCGCAGAGTGACAGGCGCTTAACCCAATTTAGGAGTAACCAACCATGCCGTCTCCAGGGCAAGGCTATAGCGCCGGTAATTTCGGCGTTTTCTCGGAACTGGTGGCCACGACCTATCGTGCGCACCGCAAGGACGTGGCGGATAACGTCACCAAACACAACGCGCTGTTTCGGCGCCTGTCCGAAGGCGGCAAGGTTCGCCTCGAGGACGGCGGTCTCAGCATTGCCATGCCGCTCGAGTACGCGGCCAACAGCACCTACACCCGTTATTCGGGTTTCGACGTGCTGGCGATCAACGCGGTCGACGTGCTCTCCGCTGCGGAATACCCGTGGCGTCAGGTGGCGGTGAATATCGCCATCAGCGGTCTCGAAATGCGCACGAACAGCGGCGAAAACCGCATCGTGAACTTCATCAAGGCCAAGGTGAAAAACGCCCAGAACTCGCTGGCCAACGGTCTTAGCACCGACCTGTACAGCGACGGCACCGCCGCCAACCAGATCAACGGTCTGCAGGCGCTGGTGGCGGACGCGGGCACCGGCACGGTGGGCGGTATCAACTCCAGCACCTATTCGTTCTGGCAGAACGTGGTGCAGTCCGCTGCCGCCCCGCTGCAGGGCGGCTCCGCGATCACCCCGTCGGCCTCGACGATTGAGTCGCTGATGCTGCCGCTGTGGATTCGCCTCACCCGCGGTTCGGATATGCCGGATCTGATCGTCATGTCCGACGATTACTTCACCTTCTACGAGCAGAGCCAGACCAGCCTCAAGCGCTACACCAGCGACGAGAACGGCAAGGGCGGCATGATCTCCATGAAGTACAAGACGGCCGACGTGTTCTTCGACTCGTCAGGCGGTATTCCGGCGGCCCACGCCTACTTCCTCAACACCGAGTACATGGATCTGGTTGTTCATCAGGACGCCAACATGACCATGCTCCCGGAGGTTGACTCCATCAATCAGGACGCGCTTGTCCGCACGATCATTTTCCAAGGCAACCTTGCCCTGTCGAATCGTTCGTTGCAGGGCGTGATCAAGGCCTAAAGGAGATCTGACATGACGACTTCCGCAAGCACTTTTCCGTTGGTTGGCTCTCAGGCCATTGGCAACTGGAACACCCCCGACACCGTTCAGCGCCACGCGCTGGGCACTGTCGTTTCCGTGGTCGACCCCTACTGGGGCGGTCAGGAACTCATGTACGTTCAGTTTAGCTTCACCACCGGCACGCCGCTGCGTACCGGCGCAGTGATGGCTTACGACACTGCGAGCTCCTACACCGCCACGCTGGTAGCCAACACGGCCAACCTGGGCAAGTCTGTTGGGTTCAACCTCAACGCCATCCCCAGCGGCAACGCCACCGGCACCTACTTTTTGTGGATCGTGATCTCCGGCTCTTACGTCGCGTGGTCCTCTGCCTCGGTTTCGGCTGACACCGCAATCGGCATTGTGGCCGCCGGTCAGGCTGGCGCGAACTCCGCTGGCAAGCAGCTGGTGAACTGCCGTTCAACCCGGCCGTCCACCACCACCGTGGCCAAGGCGAACACCGTCACGCAAAACGGCTCGCCCATTCTGAAGGTGTCCAACACCGACGGTTGGTTTGTTGGTGGCTCGGTGTCTGGCACCGGCATCACGACCTCGCTGATCACCGCCATTGATCCGGACAACCGGACCGTGACGTTGGCCAGCAACTCGACCGCCACCGGCTCCGTGACTGCCACGGAGACGTTCAACGACGGCACGAACCACTTCAACAACGTCACGTTCAACCGTCCGTTTGCGCAGGGTGCTATCACCTAAGCATTCGGCCTGTTGGCCTTGAGGCGCCCTCTTCGGAGGGCGCTTTTTTTTGGGCGCTAGACAGCGCTCAGAACAAAGCGCAACCGCTTAAGGAGACGTATGGACAACCGCATTCCGTTTTTTGATTTCATTCAGCGCGAGCACGGCGTTGACGCTGAGAAGAGCGCCGAGGCCGGCTATGAAGTGCCGAAACTCGTCACCTTCATCCGCATCACCCCGCATGGCCACCGTGGCGACCCGATGGAATTTTTTGCCGACGACTTCGTCGAGCGCAAAGGCCGCGAGGCCCGCGAAGGCCGCTACGACCACAGCTGGGTGGCGCAGTTCAAAAACGCGCTGAGCGAATACCGCGCCGGCCGCGAGCTGCCGCGCGAAGGCACGCCGCTTATGACGTGGGAACGCATTCTGAAAAGCCGCCGTGAGCAGCTAGCTGCGAAGTTCCCGACCCTTGAGGACTTGGCCGCCTGCCCGGACACCACGCTGGGCGAAATTGGCCTCGACGGCCGCGTGCTGCGCGACATGGCGAAAGCCGAGCTGCAAGCCAAGAAGGACCTCGAGCCCGTCGTGCGTGAGCTCGCTGTTGCCAAAGAAGAGAACCGCCAGCTGCGCGAGCAACTGGACCGCCTCGCCGCGCGCCTTGACGCCCTCGAGGACGACAAACCAAAGCGCGGAAGGCCGCGCCTGACTGACGAGGCTGCCTAATGCAAAAGTATGTCAACGACATTGCCACGGTCGTTGGCGGGGCGCTTACGCCCCTCTCAAACGCCACCTGCACCGTCTACGTTTCCGGAACGCTCACGTTGGCCGCGCTCTATTCGGACAACGGCGCCACCGTGTTGAACAACCCTACTACCAGTTCGGCGACGGGTCAGCTGGCGTTCTACGCGGCGGACGGGCGCTATGACATTGTGGTCAGCAAGACGGGATACGCCACCACGACGATTACCGACGTACTGCTTGAGGACCCGGAGCAGGGGCAGGACCTGTACTACCTGCCGGCCGGCACCGGTGCCGTCTCGCGCACGGTGCAGGGCAAACTGCGAGAGGTGGTAAGCGTCACCGATTTTGGCGCGGTGGGGAATGGGGTGGCGGATGACACGGCGGCCGTCAATCTGGCAAGCGCGTTTTCCGACGTCTACCTGCCAAGCGGAACCTATTCAACCACGTTTGCCAATGCGTCTCAGGTGCCCGGCTCATGGTGGGGCAACGGACAAATCAGGGATGCGTCGAGCCGCAAACTCCCCCCGTGGTTCTCCAACGCCAACGCAGCGCCGTCCAGCACGGGTAATGCGAACAGCATTTTGACGGCATTCAACGGCGATTTAAGTCGTTGCCAATTCCCGGTCGGTCACTACATCCAAGGCGCTGCGACGTTGACGCAGCCGACGACCGGCTACGTTTATGTGCCCGAGGTCTACCCGCATTTTACTTATCTGCACAACGCCAGCGGCTGGAACCAGTCGACTACCGGCAACACTGGCCGCACTGCGGCGTGCGCATATCGCACCAAGGTCGACAACTACGGTCAGGGCGATTGTGTTGCTTACAATGCAACGGCTTTTGTCACTGGCACTCGCTCAGGGAGCACCAATTTTTTAGCCAACCCGGCGGCGTCGCTGTTCAACGGCGACATGACTGCGGGTGCTGATGGCGTTTACCTAAACCCGTACGAAACCTATCTGACAGACGCTGGGTATGACGCTGCGTGCGTCGGGTTGGTGAACAATTTCAATCGCACGAACGCGACCGGCGCGAAGAGTGCAATCTGGAATGGATACCGGGCGCAAAGTGTCGGCTCGGCAACGTGCGATGCGCTGGTATCGGGCACGGGCAAATGGGTCACCGGCCTAGATTTTGCGATGGGGGGTCTTGATTTTGGGGCGACTAAAGGCGCAATCAGCCTCAAAGCAAACGACCGAATTTATTTCAACAGCACCGCCAATGCATCCGGCAGTCTGAACGCGGATTTCAGAACTACAACGTTCGGTGCTGCTTACATGACCTTCGATAGTTCGTCCGGGGATCTGCAATTTGTAAACAGCAGCGGAACTCAATTCACGGTCGGTGGAACTGCATCTGCTGTGAATTATTTCAGGGCCATCGGTGGCGCGACGGGTCAGCAGGTTCAATTTCGAGCGATTGGATCGGATACAAACATCAGCGCCGGATATTTGACTAAGGGCAACGGCTTTCATTTTTTCTACTCAAACACCGGCTCGGCAGTTCAATTCTCGATTAACGGCAACCAAACAAGCGCCGTCAATTATTTTCAGGCGCAAGGGTTTGGGACTGGAATTGGGCCGTCGCTCTCAGCAGTTGGCTCCGACACAAACATCGACGCCCGCATCGTTGCAAAAGGCACTGGTGTCGTGGATCTGGGAACTCCAACCGCAGGCACAGCGGGCGCGGCATCTGGCTACATGACGATCAAAGTGTCGGGCACTTCGTACAAAGTGCAACTGTTTGCCCTCTGATAAAGGTCGCAATATGGAAAACCAATATCTGATCCAAGAGTCGCTGTTGCAGGCCATTCACGACTACCTGCTGTCGCAGCCGATGCGACAAGTCGAAGGGCTAGTCGGCGCGCTGCGCAACGTCAAGAAACACGACGAGGGAAAGACTGATGACGTATCAACTGCTAGCTGATTGCATCCGGTCTGGCCAATTGTCGGCAACGCAGGTGGCGGACGTGATGCGTGATGAGCTGTTTCGCGCATGGTATGTGCGCCGTTTTGGCATCAATTAAGGGGGGTTTATGACGACGCTGGTGCCATCATCAATGCTGAATCAGGACGGTGGTCTGACATCGTCCGCGCTGGCGTCCAATTCAGTCACGACTGCAAAGATTGTTGATGCGAACGTCACGTCCGCAAAGCTCGCGACAGGCGCGGCGCTGGGCGCTGGCGTCTTCATAGGCCGCGAACACGCCCAAGCCGAATACAAGTGGATCGAGCATTACGGCCACGGGCGCCGTGCCAACCTGCCCTGGTGGGGTTGGGCAGATCCTCGCGTGTGGAACTTTCATTCGTGGTTTTGGAACCTGACGCTGCCCGTGGTGGCAGTGGTCGTCATTGCGCAATTCAAGGTGATCTAAACAGTGACAATCGTAGTCCCCGCGACCAGTGCCAGCGGCAGCCTCACGCTGCTGCAACTCATTCAGTCGGTGTGCCGGCGCATTGGCATTCTGGCGCCGAACGCGGTGGTCACCAGCACAGATCCGCAGGTGATCCAACTGCTCGAACTCAGCCTCGAGGAAGGCCGCGAGCAGCTGTCGCGCTATTCGTGGCAAGCCCTGCAAAAGGAAGCCACGTTCACCACGGTGGCGGCCGAACTGCAGACGACGCTTGCGGCGATCACCACCGGCTTCGAATGGATCGTCAACAACACCATCTGGAACCGTTCGCTGCGCCGGCCCGTTTACGGCCCCGACTCGGAACAGGACTGGCAGCAGTCGAAGGCCATGCAAATCAACGGGCCATTTTACCGGTTCCGCATTTTGTCGGGCGCCATCAACTTTTACCCGGTGCCGACGGCCGGGCAGACGTGCGCGTTTGAGTACATTTCCAAAGCTTGGATCACCACCAGCCTCGGCGCAGGCTCCTCGACGTGGACAAGCGATCTCGATACCACGGTGCTCGACGAGCAGCTGGTCATTCTCGGCACGGTGTGGCGCTGGAAAGCCGCCAAGGGCCTGCAGTACGCCGAAGACTTCCGCAAGTACGAAGCGCGCCTGCTTGACGTCATGAACCGCGACGGCGGCAAGCCCACGCTCACCATGACGGGCGCCAAGTACGACGTGCCGCCGGTCGTCATCGTGCCGGCTGGAAGCTGGAACTAATGCGCCAAGCGGCCCAACGCGCGCAGATCTCGCGCACGGTCTCGGTGCCCGCGCCCACCGGCGGCTGGAATACCCGCGACGCCTTGGCGCAGCAGAAACCAAACGAGGCGGTGATCCTCGACAACTTCTTTTGCCTGCCGTACTCGGTACGCGTGCGGCCAGGCTACTCGAACCACGTCACCAGCCTCGCCAGCACCGCGCGCACGCTTATGAGTTACGCGCCGGCCAGCGGTGGGGCTCGCCTGTTTGCCGCAACGGGCGCGAACATTTACGACGTCAGCACTGCGGGCGCGGCACCGGCGCCGTCACTCACGCACCTGTCGAACGGCTCGTTCCGCAAAGTGGTTTTCGGCACGTCGGGCGGCCATTTTCTGGTAGCGGTGAACGGGGCCGACCTGCCTATCGTTTGGAACGGCACCAGCTGGGGCAACATTTTCAGCGCCGCGTTTAGCGTAACGGTCACCTCGATCACCAGCGCTGGCACCGGCTGCACCGTCACCATGAGCGGAGCGCACAACCTGCAGACTGGCATGTCGGTCACCATCACAGGCGCCACGGAGACCGCCTACAACGGCACGTTTGTCATTGTGCGAACCGGCGCCAACACGTTCACCTACACCGCCCTCAGTGTGCCCAGCGCCAGCCCGGCAACCGGCGCCCCAGTAGTGACGCCTAACATTAACGCTTCCATCACCGGCGTCTTGCCCAGCACTTTCACGCATGTGAACGCGCACAAGAGCCGGCTGTTCTTTATCGCCAACAACAGCCTTACCGCGTACTACCTGCCGGTGAACAGCATCGGCGGCATAGCGCAGGCGCTCAATTTTGAGTCGCTGTTCACGCGCGGCGGCTACCTGATGGCCATGGAAACATGGACCGTGGACGGCGGCTATGGTCTGGACGATTACGCGGCGTGGATTACCTCCGAGGGGCAGGTGGCCATTTACCGGGGCACCGACCCGGCAATGCCCGCCACATGGTCGCTGGTGGGCCTCTACCAGCTCAGCGAGCCCGTTGCCCGCAACTGCTTCCAGAAATACGGCGGCGACGTGCTGTGCATCACCAAAGAAGGCTTGGCGCCGCTGACCAAAGCGCTCATCTCCTCGGCCGTCACCGACCGCATGATGTTGACCGACAACATTCAGCAAACCATGTCGGACTACACCTCGCTCTATGGTGCGAATTCGGGCTGGCAGATCCTGCTGTATCCCGAAGAAAACATGTTGCTGGTGAACGTGCCGATCAGTAACACGGTCAGCTACCAGCTGGTCATGAACACCATTTCAGGCGCATGGAGCCAGTTCAAAAACTGGAACGCTGCGTGCTGGGAGCGGCACCAAGGCGCGATTTATTTTGCGACCGGCACCAACGTCGCGCTGGCGTGGACCGGCAACCAGGACAACGGCCAGCCGATCAGTTTTGAAGGCTTGCAGTCCTTCAACTACGCCGGAAACCCCTCGCAGTTGAAGCAGGTGAAAATGCTGCGCCCGCTGCTGCTGGTCGACGGCAGGCCCAACGTGCTGCTGGGCGTGAACGCCGATTTCGACACCAGCACGCCCACTGGCATCCCAAGTTTCACGCAAAACACGGCTTCCGTGTGGGACACGGCGACGTGGGACGCCGGCATCTGGACCGGCGACCCCGCCATCAAGCGCGACTGGCAAACCGCGTTCGCCATGGGCTACTGCTTCGCAGCGCACATGGTCGGCACCATTAGCGTCAGCCCGCTCAACTGGATCTCGACCGACTACGTCGTCGAGGCCGGGGGCGTCATTTAGTGCTGGTCGTCGGCCCTGACGTTGTTCAGTGGGTCGCGACGCGCACTAACGAGTTCGGGAACTTTGGCGCCGCCACCGGCATTGGATGGGCGCGCAACGGCGAGCTGGTGGCGGGCGTCGCCTATAACGAGTTTAACGGCGTGAACATCAACGCCCACATTGCCAGCAATGGCCGCCATTGGCTGACCCGCGACTTTCTGTGGGCAATTTTTGACTACCCGTTCCGGCAGCTTGGGGTGCAGCGGATCACCGGGCTGGTGGGAGAAGGCAACGCCGCGGCCCGTCGGTTCGATGAGCACCTCGGCTTTACGTTAGAAACAAAACTCACTGGCGCGCACCCGACTGGCGATTTGCTGGTGTACGTCATGTGGAAACACGATTGCAGATGGCTGGAGAAAAACCATGCGCAGTGAATTGTTTGGCCTGATCACGCGACGCGGCCGTCGCCTTGGCATGTGGGCAAAAGACAGCCCGGAAGCGCCGCCTGCGCCGGACTTTCTGGCCGCCGCCAAGAGTACCGCTGCCGGCAACCGCGCCAACTCCCTCGAGGCGCTGCGAAACAACCGGATCACCCAAAACACGCCGTTCGGCAGCATCACCTACACCAAGGACAAGAACGGCAACTGGGTCCAGAACCTCAACTACAGCGCCGCGCAGCAGGGCCTGTTAAACCGCCAGAACCAAATCTCGAGCCAAATTGCCGGGCAGCTCGGCACT